GAATTTCTATATTAAGAGGTAATGAAATTTTCATTTATACAGAGTCCTTATCCTTATTATTTAGGATACCATCTTTTAACATCTTAGATAACTCTGTTGTTGACCCTACAAATAAAGCATTATTAGTAACTTGACTTGGACCTTTTGCCTTTTCCTCATCAACTTCTTTAACCTTCTTCTGCAACTCCATCAACTTATCAGTTGTATCAGCAACAGACTTAATAATCTGTCCTGCAACTTCATATGCTCTTGGACTTGCACTTTCACCTGCTAATTCCATAATACCATTAAGAGATTCTTGTCCCTTTTCAATCAAAGAATATAAATTAGCACGAGTATACTCATAATCTTTTTCAACATCACCACTTATATCTTTAAGTTGGTCTTTTCTTTTTACACAACCATTTTCTGGTGTACTGCTTACTTCAATAGCACTAGTAGTATTTAATGCTTCATCTATAGAATCATAACTAGACATGGTATTCACTATGGATTAAGTACGTCTTGTTGTTTAGTTGGACTGTATACTAATCCATCATCAAATTCAGTGGTAAATTCATTAAATCCAAAATCATCATCAGGATCTATTAATTTATCATCAGCCTCAGTTAATAAATTAACAGCTATACCTGAAACATGTTCTGCAGCAACAGTACTGTCAAATCCTCTCCAAACAATAATTGTAGTCGCATCCTCAACAGTTCTAATCTTCATAATTTCACTGTCTATTATAAATCTATTATCAACTGCTAATCCAGTAGTTGAATCAAGAGTAATTCTAGTTTCAGATGCAGTTAGATTTTCTTTTAGAGTTGCAACGTTATCATTGTTATAATCTTTAACTGCCTTAGGTGTGGCAACATAACGTACTTGTCTTCTGCCTGATGGTGGCATATCTGTAGAGTAATCGACTTGAACTTTCTTAATAAGTCCATCACTACTATCAGATACAGGACCAAATAGATAGGTTTTTGCAGTAAATTGTAGAGTATAAATTAATGCTGTTCTTGTAGAAAAATCTCCTTCATATTCATCTCTAAATGAAATATTATCTAATACTATTGGAATATCTCTCTTTTCTCCAATAGATTTAATTAAGTTAATTGTTATATTAAATGATGGTTGGAAATATGGTAATATCTGTTCTACGATTTGTAATGCATCATCATTTAACTTTGAAAATATACTTAATTCAAACCCAATATTGTAAGGAACTGGCATAAAGACTTTCTTTATATTTGAACCGTCAGATGCCTTAAATGTTTGAGTTATTCCTGATTTTCTAGTTGGGTCATATGAAATAGTAGTCATCTCAAATGACATTCTTGGTAAAGTTATTGCAACTGCTTTTGTTAAACTAGCTTGTTCTCTAATCTTTGCAAAGAACTTTTGTTGTGGACCATAAGCAAGACCTACTTTTGTATCATCGAGAGTTGTATCATCTTTTTTCTCATGCTTAATATAAATTTGATTAAAAAGAGTACCAAAACCAATAATGGTTTTCCTCATGATTTCATGATAATAATAAGTGCCTAACATAAATTAATAATCTCCAAATGGGTTGCCTTCTGAAAAGTCAAGTAAGTTATCTGCTTCTAATTCAATTTCAGCATTAGAATCATATTGATCATCAACGCTATCTGAACTGTAAGATAGGCATACATATCTAGCGGAACTGATACCTCCAACAATTTCTTCACCTGGAGTAAACGCTCCACTATTAAGAGAAACTTTCAGTTCAACTGGTGGATTAACATCATCAACAGTTGTAAGTATCTTAAAGTCTCTAACGAATGCTTCTGTACCAGAAAGTTGACCAGTTACTACTTCGTTATATATGTAAGTTCCAATTCCAGTACTACTTATACCAGAGAATGTAACTGTAGGATTAGCAGTATATCCAGCACCAGCATTAGTAAACTGTATTTCCTGTATAATGCCTAGACTGTCTATAATTGGTACACCAGTTGCTGTTGTATTACCTACACCAGAAGGAGGGTCACTAAATGTTAACGTAGGAGTTCCAGTATAACCTCTACCTTTTTGGGATATAATAATAGTAGAGATACCAGCATTAACAACACCTACTGTAACAGCAGCACCTACTCCATTACCACCAGTTAATAAAACTAATGGTGGATTATCTGCACTATATCCACTACCTGGATTAACCAATCTAACTTCTTTCACCGATTTAATCTTACCGATGGTTGTTGTTATTGCCACAGCAGTAGCTTGTACTCCTGAAGCAATTAGAGGTGCAGATATTTCAACTTCAGGTGTAGCAGTATACCCTGAACCATCATTTATTAAATCTATAAATCCAATCATTCCAGTTGTTCCTGTTGATCCAACACCAACAGCAGTAGTAGCAGCTCCAACTAATTGTACTGTAGTAGTATATCCTTCATCTTCTAGAGCACTATCAATTTCATTAATAGTAGTATCAATCTGTTCATTTTCATATTCATAAAGTTCACAACTTAATTCATAAACATAATTTCTACCTAATTGATAAAAAGGTTTTTCACCTTCAACTCTTTTAATTTCAAATAATCTTTCTCCAAGAGGGAAATATATTAAATCTCCTTCTTTTGGTCGTGCTACTAAATCTTCAAACGTATAATCGGTAATAGTTCCTTCTCTAATACCAGAACTCATACCCTCTAACCAAGGAGCAATAAAATCTTCATATCTTTCTCTTGAAATGGTAAGACTAACTTCATTGGTCAATCTTAAACCAAACTTGGTCATCAAATCTGCACCAGGATTATATCCCTCATAATTATTTAAATATGCTTCAATTAAAAAAGAGTCATCAAATTTAGATGACTGAACTTCTCTAATAATATTATCAGTTTTAAATACTTTTCTAGGAAGATAATATACTTCTACTCCATAGGTCTGCAATTGTTCATTGATCAGATCTTGAACTAAAAACTGTTCGTTTTGAGAACCTTGTAAAAAATATGGATTTAATGGCATTGTTTACTAACCTATCAAATCAAGAGGTGGTACTTCATACTCGGATGACATCTTAGAAATTATTGATTCTAAATCTCTTTCAGCATCATCGTATAATTGTCTTCCATTTAATTCAATTCCACCAGGAAGTTTAACTCCTTGAAACTTAATTAAATTTTGTCCCCATTGTCTTTTAATAAGAGCAGTCAGATAGTTTTTTATGAAAGGGTCGTTAAAAACACCTGTAAATTCAGTTGGATCTAATGCTCTATAACAGTCAACAATAATATAGTTATCTTTAACTGAAGAACCCCAATCAATATCCAAATATAATCTATCTTGTCTTTGATTAAATCTTATCTGCTTATCTGTAGTTAACATCATATCAATATCTTGAAGATATGATTTTGTCATGGCATAACTCAAAAGACCATTATATCCAAGATTAAATGCAACATCATTTAAAAATAATTGATACTTAATACTAAACATTCCACCAGAAATGGTACTTGCATCAAATTTAAATATTTTTTCTATACCAACAACAGAATCTGGAACTTGTATAAAATTGGAAGTTTCATACCACTTACTAGTGATTGGATCAGCTAATCCACTTATACTTGTAGAAGTAGCAGTTGTAGTTACAATACCAACTGTATTAGTACTACCATCCTCATTAGTCGCCTGTCCTCTATCAATATCCTCCTGAGTAATTTGATGTTTAAGATACATTCTTTCAACACCATTATAACAACGCTCTTGAAAAAGTTGAAGAGCATCGTCATAAGCATCATCTATTTGTTCATCTGATACATTAATCTCCAATACTGGAGCACCTAATCTTCTGAGACAAAAATCTTTTAATTCTTGTTTAGTGGTTGGTTTTGCCATTAATACGATCCCCCATCAATTAATCCTGCAGTTAAAGTGCCGACAACAGTAGCTGCAGCAGATACATTTACATAATCTAATTCACTGTGACCAACTACTTCTAAACCAGCATTAAAGGTAGAAATACCTGATACATTAAAAAGATTACTAACACGTAGTTCCGTTGCTTGTAAGAAATTAGCAAAATAGGTACCAGTTAAAGTAGTTCCGTCAAAAGTTAAATTGGAACTATCTACAAGCGTTCCACCAGCAGCAGTAAAAACAACACGTCCAAGAGTTAAATTTTCTACTTGAAATGTATTAGCACGACCACCAGCATTAATATCAACAAGATCAGAGAATGTTGATACACCTGCAGTTACAACTATTCCACCAGTGGTTACTCTAACTCCTTTACCAGCAGTTACAATACCAACAGAATCTACATTAGTTACATCTTCGTAAGTAAGGGTTCCTGCTATAGAAACATTTCCATCAAACTGAGCATCTCCAGTAAAGGTTGAAAGTCCAGATATTTTAAGACTATTACCAGTAATATTATCTAATACTAAATCATCTGATAGATATAAATCTCCACCAACATAAACATCTCCACTGAAAGTAGATACTCCAACAAATGTGGAGACACCAGATACATTTAAGTTATCTAATTCTGTATGTCCAACTACATTAAGTCCAACACCACCAGATATGTCTGCACCACCATCTACGTCTAAATCTGTTGTAACTTGTGCGTTACCAGTGACAGTTAATTTGCTTCCATTAAATGTTAGGTTACCACTGTCTTCAAGAGCACCACTTGCTCCAGCAATAACAACTCTATTATCTGTTAGATCTGAAACTGTTGCTGAACTTAAGGTTGTTTCGGCACCTGAGAAGTTTGCTCCAGCATTACCATCAACTAATCCAGCAAAGGTAGATACACCTGATACATTTAAATCATCTAAAGTAGTTTGACCATCTACATCAATATAACCTGATATATCAACATTATTATTAATATCTACCGCACCAGCAAATGTGGAAACACCTGATACATTTAAGTTATCTAATTCTGTATGTCCAGTAACATCTAGACCACCTTGACTTATACTTATTTCATCAGCTATATTTAATGATGCTATTGTTGCTACACCAGTTGGAGCATGAATACCATTATTAAAAGTAGCAACTCCATCAAATCTAGATGGTCCAAGAAAAGTTGAAAGTCCCGTTATCTGTAAATCAGTAAACGTATTGGGTGCATTAGTAACTGCAGCCTCTATAGTTGCCGTTGTTGTGGCATCCAGAGATGCAATATTTTGTAATTGTCTAGCAGCAGTAATAACTGTAGTCGCACCCATTGCGATTGCTTCAGTAGCAGCAAAAGTAGGTGCAGTTGTTACTCCACTAAAATTTACTTCACCAAAATCTACGTGAGAGTTAAATGTACTAATTCCCTGTACATTTAAACCTCCTGGAATATCATTTCCTAAATTATATTTTTGTGTAGTCCTATCCCAAATTAACAGATACCCATCTGCTGTAGTTTCATCCTTTTTCGTAGAAACAACGTCTATAAGATTGTTAACACGAGTTGGTGGTGCAGAGGCATTTGATAATACCCTGATTATATTTTGTGAACCTATTCTGTCGTTTATAGTTGGCATTACCTTGTTACTCCACCTCTGACTAGTGCTGACCCCTCAACTGCTTTATATGTTCCCCCTTCGGGTGTATGTATTTGAACATCATATACATACCTTCCAGGCTTTATATCTACAGTTTCTCGTGCAAGCATTGAAATGGATATAACTCCATTTTCAGGTTGAGTAAGTGTAGTAGCAAAAGATACCTGAGTTGAACTAGAAGAGTGCTTTCTCAACATTGCTGATGTGCCAGCTCCTACTAGATCTAGATATCCATTAGTCCTAGTATCCTCTAATTGAAAGGATGTATCAAAATCAAAACCTTGTTCAATTACTATATTGGATA